GGCTTCGTCTAAATTAACTGAGAATCTTTTTTCTTTTTGTGCTCTGGTTGCCCAGCGGTTATTTGCGTACCTTGACATATTGCCAGTCTGTTGCATAAATTCCCTTGCTCTAAGCACAGTGAACCACAACGCCATAACACAGTCAGTCTTACCACGGGTATTAGGCTTCCAAGTTATTAATTGTTGGATTAAAGCCTTTAGACCCTCTGAGTGTTCCGTAGAAGGAAACTCGATAACGTTATTCTTTTGGAACTTATCATCTCTTAAAGTTCCCATTAGCATAGACATACCCGCTACACCAAAGTTAGAATCCCATTTGTTCTTACCTGTAAAGTGAGACTCTAATCTACACCCATACGCAGCAAGCCAATTTCTTAAATTATCATCTAGTGAGTAAGCCTTTTGGTGAGCGTTAATCTCAACTCTTAATTCTTGTGGTTTATATTTTTCAACCAATTGCTCAATGGCTTCTTGAATCTTCTGCGGAGTTGGGTCTGCCATATTGACACAGTCAAGAACATATATTCTGCTATCGCGTCTATTAAAGGTAGTCACCACAAACGCGGCATTCCCGCCCATTGCGGGGTCAAACCCTATTATTGTATACCCCTCAATGTGCTGGGGATGTCCCACGGCACCCGCTTTCAGCGGGCCGCGTTTGCGTTGTCCATTTACACAACCTTGGACAATCGCTGCTGGAAACATACTATCTTCAGAAACATCTTCTTGTTGATATACCAGCGCCCAAGTAGAGGGAGTTACTTCACTTCGTCTTCTTGCTAATGCTTTGCCGTCCCATTTCGGGAAGTATCCTTCTTCGTCAGGAACATCAGAATCCCCATCCCAGGGAGTATCCGACTTAGGCCAGAGCGTTTGCCAGTCCTTCGTGCTTTCCGCATATTCCAATACAGCAGGCATACCCATATAAGTAAAAGGGCTTTTACCACCAGACCAGTGTTTGGCTTCCCTGAGTTCTTTGTAAAAATCTTGCGGAGCAATTCGTGTCCCTACGATTAGTAACTTACCATTTTTACCCAAGCGGGTAATAACTTCTTTTTGTAGCCAGTTGATTTGTTTATCAAACTCGTGTGCGTTGGCTGTAGTAATGCAGTCATCAAGAATGATTAGGTCAGCACGGGCACCGTAAATCTGTCCACCCATACCAAGTGCTTGGATGGTTGGGTCTTTCTCGCTTGAATTTCGGGCATCGCCCCCAAGGTAAACGGTATCAACTCGCCAAGTATCTGAGTCTTCCTTCCAACCCCCNTCTGGTCCAAAAGTTGTTTGCAACTTTAACCATCTTGGGTGNGAGAGTCTCTGCTTGATTGCGTACACGAACTCGCGTGCTTTGATAAGCGTTTTNGAAACCACTATGATGCGGANATTTGGATTGAGGGCAATGCGATATGTGGAGTAGTTTACGGTTATGACTGTGCTCTTGGCGTGCTCAGGTGGCACGTTAATTAGCAGACGTGTTGGGTCAGCCTTTTCGTAAACCATACTAGGGTGGAGCCAAGAAGGCTCTCTATCCTCTAGTAGGTCAATCCAATCCATATGGTGAGGGAACACCCTCTGGTTTAAAAATATCTCGGAGAACTTAGGGAAATCTATTTCTTCTTTTGGGATACCCAGAGAGGCAAGGGAAGCATCCTTTGCGGTCTCCTTAGCCTCGGCTAGGTCTGCGGCAAACTTTTTATCTCGTAGGCACCAGATTCGGACGGTGTCGGGTTTCTTCCCGCACATCTCCATAGCCTTGTGAACAGAGTGGCCTTCGGCCACCAAGGCTAGAACTTTAGCCTTTGCTGCTGCCATAGCCAGCGTTTTTGGGTTGGTATTACCCTTGTTAAAAGTCATTAGTCCTGTCCCGTTTTCATTCTGTTAAAGCCTGTTAGTAACAGGTAGTAGATACAGTCTGTAACGCAAGTTCCAGAAGAACTTGCTACTGTAAAAAATAAATAGTCTCTATATAGTATTAACCTGTCCAAATGGCCAAAACGGACGTTTTTGGCCCAACTATTTTTTAAAGCCTGCCCAAAAGTAGTACAAAATAGGACATACTGGGACAGTGGTAGGGGATATACTTTGTACGGGAAAATCTTTTGCAGAGATACTCTTATGTATTACAACAGATATTAAACAGTCTGGGGTCAAGATGACCCAGCAGATTGCTACTGCTGCATCATACTGAACAGAACAGTGCGATGTTGCTGAGTAGACAGTCTTCGGCCCACCATAAACAAGTTTCTGGGGCCTCAGTTAAAAACAAAAACGTCAGTGGCTGGCAGGTGGTCAGTGCTAGACGCACCGCAGTATCAACGCTACGCGTTGTCTGCTTTAAGGGTCGCACCGCAAGGGCTCGATGCGTTACCACGCATCTCTGGACCGCTCGCCTTTGGCTCGCTTGTCTCTTTCGTTCCTCGCATTACGCTCGTCACGATAGCCGACACCATCAAAGCCCCCTGCTCTCGCCACCCCGTCAAGCGTGTCTACGCCACGCTAGCCGTGCTCAGGCTCGTGCTCCTCCCTCGCTCTCATTCTACCGTGGTTTTCCAAAAGTCAAGGGTCCAAGTCCCAGCGCTCAGCCCGTCAGCGTTTCACGCAGCCGTGCTACTGGCTGTATAACTCTTGCTGAATTTTGCCTTGCAAAATTACATCAAGACTTAAACAAAGGACCGACCTTGACTTTAATGGCCGTTATGCTATAGGAAAATTGTTCTATGGAAAACTGCCCAAAAAACTGCATCAGTCCCTACTGCCAAGGCAGGGGACTGGACAGTTTTTATGGCACGGTAGTAATGGTAGCGTATTTACCATCTTGGTATTTACAGAAAAGGAGATAGTATGAACAAGCAAACAGATGAGATAATCGTCCAAAACCAACTTACCCTAATGAACGATTGTTTCCACTGCGTTCAACTTAACGAGTTATGCCCTGACTGCCTCGATGCCCAAGAGGCACGAGATGCAGTCATTGCTCACAAACTGGTTGATGAATACGAACCAATGTATCTCAATATGGCTACACTCCAAGATGAGCCTTCGGCTCACGATTGGATTTCCGCCGAAACAGTTGTTCGGGTAGAGGAACCTACCCTCTCTAACTGGGATAGAACCCAGGGTGAACCTATCTACACCACGAGGAGAGAGTTCTTCGAACAGTCCTCGTGGTTAATTGACCGCATCTTCAATCTTGATGAGTCAATGGAACTAACTAATCACGAGTGCATATGCTCAGTATGCAACTACACAATCAACAAACACGCAGTTTGTCCTAACTGCAACTAACCATACAAACTGGCAGTCCCTTGTCCCAAGTGCCAAGGGAACTGCCCTTAGTAGAAAAGAGATAGCAAGTGAATCAAGTAACTTATAACAACGTAGTTCTGAAAGATTTGGAACTAAAGGCAGACGGTACTATCGTGACTGGACGCCTTAATGATTACGACTTCAATGGTCAGGGCAAGAAATACACAACCCTTACCACTCCAATCGTAATATTTGAGAAACCACTAATTGACAAGTTGTCAGCGCTGATTGCTTCGAACTCTGAGTTCGAAGTTGTATCAGCAGTTGGTGTCCACTCAACACGCTTTGACCGTTCTCCAGCAAAGGATAACTCAGAGCGCCGTAAACCTTGGACTCAAGTAGTATTGACTGACGTTCAAGTAACTAAGTAATATATAGCGGGTGGGCGGGCTTCGGCTCGCTCACCTGCTCTTTTTTTTTATGCGAGCCCCAGTAACCAACACGAGAAAGCAGCAAGTCCAACTCAAAGGAGATATATGTACCTAGATATGCCAGCAATTATAGGAATAATCATAGCATTAACAGCAAGCCTACTTGCTTTATGCTACTCAACATATATAGTAAGACTGCAAGACCAACACATTGAACGCTTAACTAGAAATAACTACAACAGAACTAGGAGAGATACTAATGCGTAGCCGAGAAGAACTATTTAAAATTAAAGAAGCATTCGCCCTTGCAATGCTTGACCTATTAGATGTATATGATGAACTGCTAGCCACAGGTAGAATCTATGTGGCAGATGACAGTGATGAGCCAACAGTAAATGACCTGGCCAAAAATCAGGAGG